GTAACCAATGGATTGGTAAAGCAAAAGTTCTTGATACCCCAATGGGCAACATTGCAAGAAGTCTTATCGAAGGTGGAGCACAATTAGGTGTTTCTTCTAGAGGTATGGGCTCTTTAAAAATGGTCAACGGAGTCAACGTTGTTCAACCCGATTTTTATCTGGCCACAGCGGCAGATATTGTAGCAGACCCTTCCGCGCCAGGAGCTTTTGTTCAGGGTATTATGGAAGGAAAAGAATGGATGTTAGTTAATGGAATTTGGACTGAACAAGACCAAGAGACTGCTATTCATGCAATGAAAAAAGCATCGAGTAAGGAAATCGAGGCCATGAGTCTACGCATTTTCGAGTCATTCCTTAGAAAACTTTAAAATTATAAATACCCACATACAAAACCAAGGAGAATTTCAAATGGTTAAAAAGTTCAATTTGTCTGAAGCTGCCGCTGATATTTTAAATAGAAGCATCTCTTCAGCAAAGTCAAAACAAGACAAACCTTCACGTTTGCCAGTTTCTGTTGTCACAGGACAAAAAGAAGTTGGCGATATCGGTACAGAAGTCACTAAGACTACTGATGCTGGTCCTGACGCAACCAAAGGCGGTCCTACTGCAACTCCACCAGGCGCAACACCACCAGTTGGTTCTGAGCCAATGAAGAAGTTGGCTGGACAACCAGGTCAATCTGCTGGTGCCGATCAAGGTGATCCAGAAGGTAAACCAGGTAAGCAAATGATGCAGAAGAACAAGAATGGCGTTGGCATTCAATCTTATGGCGGTCAGAAAAACGAAGAAGTTGACGAAGACGGCAACCTAATCGAAGAAGAAAAAGACGAAGGCCACGAAGATGCTGCACAAGACAAAGCAATGATCAAAAAGGCTTTGGCTAAGAAGAAGTCGGAAATGAAAGAAGATATCGATGCCTTGATGGCCGGTGAAAATCTTTCAGAAGAATTCGTAAGCAAAGCTACCACAATTTTCGAAGCTGCTGTTACAACACGTGTTGAAGCAATCGCAGAAGAAATCGAAAATGAACTGCACGAGCAATTCGAAGCAGCATTGGAAGAAGTTAAAGAAGATTTCGCAACAAAAATCGACGACTACCTGAACTACATGGTAGAGCAGTGGATGGAAGAAAACGAATTGGCTATCGACACTGGACTACGTTCAGAAATCGTTGAAGACTTTATTCGTGGTATGCGCGATCTATTCGCAGAACACTATATCGACATCCCTGAAGAAAAGGTTGATGTTGTTGAAGAATTAGCTGCAAAAGTTGAAGAACTTGAAGACAAGCTAAACGAAGAAATGATCAAATCCAAAGAGTTCAAAACAGAACTTAAGGAACACAAAAAAATCTTGGCCATCCAAACAGCTTGCGAAGGCCTGCCACAGACACAGTTGGAAAAAGTGAAGGCACTCGCAGAGAATGTCGCATTTACTTCTGACGAAGAATTTTCAGAAAAAATTGGCCAATTGATTGAAGCATATGCTCCAACAGGTGTCAAGGCTGCTGAAAAGTCTGTTCTCGAAGAAGGCGTTGAAATCGAAGAAATCAAAGACACAAGAAAAGTGTCACACGATCCTTTGGTTAATGCGGCTGCACATTCAATCTCAAAATCCGTGGTAAAATAAATACCAAATCACTAATACTAATAGGAGTATATTAGATGTTTTTATCTGAAGAACTACAACAAAAATGGCAACCAGTTCTGGAACACCCAGAACTAGACAAGATCAAGGATCCATATAAGAAAGCTGTTACAGCTATGGTACTTGAAAACCAATCACAAGCGATGGCATCAGATCGTGCTCAAATGGGCATGATGAACGAAGCTACTGCTGGTGGTCCATCCATGGCAACTGGCTCTGGCATTCAAAACTTCGACCCAATCTTGATTAGCTTGGTTCGTCGTGCATTGCCTAACCTGATCGCGTATGACGTTGCTGGCGTTCAGCCAATGACAGGACCTACTGGCCTGATCTTCGCAATGCGCGCCAAGTATGGTCAAGACAATACCGCAACTGGTAAAGAAGCATTCTTCAACGAAGCTAACACCAAGTTCTCTGGTATCGGTTCCGACACTAACCGTTTTGGTTTCGCTAACAACACCACTGGTGATACATTGACTAACCCAGTTGGTCCAGGTTTCACTACAGCTAACACCTTCACAACCGGTATCGGTATGCCAACGGCTACTGCTGAATACTTGGGTTCTGATTCGAACACTCAGTTCGGTCAAATGGCTTTCTCTATCGAGAAGGTTACCGTTACTGCACAAAGCCGTGCATTGAAGGCTGAGTACTCTCTAGAACTTGCACAAGACTTGAAGGCAATTCACGGTCTTGACGCTGAAACAGAATTGTCTAACATTCTGTCTACAGAAATTCTAGCTGAAATCAACCGTGAAGTTATCCGTACAATCTACACTGTCGCTAAGAACGGTGCTCAGTATGGTACAACTACTGCTGGTACTTTCGACTTGGACACAGATTCTAACGGTCGTTGGTCTGTTGAACGTTTCAAGGGTTTGATCTTCCAGATCGAACGTGATGCAAACGTTATTGCTAAAGAAACTCGTCGTGGTAAGGGTAACGTTCTGATCGTATCTTCAGACGTTGCATCCGCTATGGCTATGGCTGGTGTGTTGCAATACACTCCTGCTCTGAACGCTGACCTACAAGTTGACGACACTGGTAACACCTTCGCAGGTATGTTGCACGGTCGTATCAAAGTGTATATCGATCCATACTTCGGTGGCTACACAAGCAACCAAGAATTGGTGACAATCGGTTATAAGGGTTCTTCTCCTTATGACGCTGGTCTATTCTACTGCCCATACGTTCCATTGCAAATGGTTCGCGCAGTTGACCAGTACACTTTCCAACCTAAGATTGGTTTCAAGACTCGTTACGGCATGGTTGCAAACCCATTCGCTGGCGGCGCAGAAGCTGATTTGGGTCAGTTGTACTCTAAGCGTAATGCTTACTACCGTATCTTCAAAGTTGCTAACTTGATGTAATACGCAAACCACCGTTAAGAGTGGTACTTTAAAAGGGAGCAGAAATGCTCCCTTTTTTTTTTATGCCTAAATAGTAACAGTTAGGAGATTTCATGAAACCCGAAAATACGAATTTATTACAGCCAACCAAATATGCTGTATCATTTCCGGAAGTCACAGACGCAATATTCTTTTGTCAAGAAGCAACTATTCCAGGCATTTCACTTGGCGCAGCAACTCATGTGACACCAAACCTAGACTTGTATGTGTCTGGCACAAAAATGACATACAACCCATTCACTATAACATTCATAGTGAACGAAGATATGTCCGCATGGTTTACTATATACAACTGGATGAAGGAATTATCTTCAGTTGAAAAAGTATACAACAACCGAACCAAAAAGCAAGCAGTTCTAACCGTATATTCCAATCTGAACAATGCTAAAGTGCGTATCAAATATAGCAACATTTATCCAATGTCTCTGTCTGACCTACAGTTCGACACTAAATTATCTGCCGACCAACATATCACGGCAACAGCAACTTTCAGATATGACTTCTTTGAAATTGAACAAATAAATTAATTATTGGATTTTATTATGGAAAAACTTGAAAATATTATGAAACTCTGGGAAGGTGACTCTATCATAGACTCCACTGAACCAGGAAAAGAACTACTAAAAATACCACAACTGCATAACAAGTATCTAAAAATTCTTGTTGGTCACAGACTAGCTATTAAACGTCTGAACTTTGACTATGCAAAACTACGTAGGCTCAAAGAAGAATACTACAACGGTTCACTGTCTCAAGAAGAACTAGAAGAGAATGGATGGGAGCCATTCCTACTCAATCTCAAAACAAAACAAGGTGTGGAACGATATATCGAATCGGACAGTCAACTCATCAAACTTCTTGAAAAGAAAATCTACCATGATGAGGCTATTTCGGTATGTGAATCCATTTTACAAGAACTAAAGAGTCGAACATTCCAATTGCGAGACTATATCCAATGGGAGAGATTCATTGGCGGAAACTGATTACACCATTATAAAGAGTAACGAATCATATGTCAAAATTTTATGCGAACGCGGTCTGGCACAAGAACTATCAGAATATTTCACGTTCTTTGTACCAGGGTTTCAATTTACTCCAGCTTTTCGAAACAAGATTTGGGATGGAAAAATTCGCCTTTTCGATCTTCGTTCTTTTGAACTTTATCACGGACTTCTCCCTTATGTAGAGGCGTTCTGTAAAGAGCGAGGTTACACAACGAGTTATACGGACCCACGAGCCGATTTAACTGAAGATTATCCCGTATATCACGCAGACAAGTTTATCCAAGAATTGGATTTGCATTCTCGAAATAAGCCAATTGGTGTACACGATCACCAAAAAAAGGCATTCGTACATGCAATGAGAAACAAAAGAACCTTGTTACTCTCACCAACATCTTCTGGTAAGTCTCTGATTATCTATTTGCTAGTTAGACAATTGCTGAAATACAAATCTAAAAAGGGTTTAATTGTCGTTCCGACGACATCTTTGGTTGAGCAATTATACTCAGACTTTGCAGATTATTCAACAGCAAATGGTTGGGATGTATCGGAGAATGTGCATAAGATTTATCAGGGTAAAGAAAAAGATTCTGATATGCCATTGACAATTTCAACTTGGCAGTCATTGTACACTTTACCCAAAGAACACTTTGAACAATACGATTTTATTATCGGTGATGAAGCACACCTGTTTAAAGCACAGTCGTTGACAAAGATTGTTTCCGATTGTATCAATGCAGAATATCGAGTTGGTTTGACTGGTACATTGGACGGAACAAAAACGCACAAACTTGTACTAGAAGGATTGTTTGGTCCTGTATTGAAAGTTATTACAACCAAAGAGTTGATGGACAACAAACAAATTGCAGATTTCAAGATTAAGTGTCTTGTACTGAAACATGATGAAGAAGTTTGCCAGTTAATGGTCAAGAAATCATATCAGGAAGAGTTGGAGTATCTAATTCTCAATGAAAATAGAAACAAATTCATTAAGAACCTAGCTGTCTCACTAAACGGAAATACACTAATCCTATATCAATATGTTGACAAACATGGTAAAATCCTGTATGATATGATCAAGAATACCGAAAAAATAGGTAACAGAAAAGTATTCTTCGTATACGGTAAAACAGATACAGAAACACGCGAAGAGGTAAGACGGATTACAGAAGAAGAAAGCGATGCAATTATCGTGGCTTCTTATGGAACTTTCTCTACGGGTATTAACATTAGGAATTTGCACAACGTTATTTTTGCATCGCCTTCTAAATCGAGAGTTAGAAATTTACAATCGATTGGTCGTGGTCTACGATTGGGTGATAATAAAACTGAGGCAATTCTCTATGATATAGCTGATGATCTGAGGTACAAAACGTATATGAACTTTACGTTAAAACATTTCGTTGAAAGAACCAAAATATATGATGAAGAAAAATTCAATTACAAACTATACAAAATTGGATTAAAACATGGAACAGGTAAAACTACTCAGACTTAAATCTGGTGAAGATGTAATCAGTTATGTCGAACCATTTAATCCAGGAGAAATTATACTGCGTTCTCCAATGGCGGTGTTGGTAAAAATGGACATGAAGACCGAACGACAAACAATTCTGATGGACCATTGGTTGCCTGTTACTGTCATTATGCACAATGAAGCTGTTATTCCAGAAAGTGAAGTTCTCACATCTTTGGATCCTACTGCTGAATTCTCTCAGTATTATGAGAACGCTATTCTAGCAATAGATATGGCCAAGGAAGGAAAAGGATCCAATGTATCATCTTCTAACGAAGATGAACTAACGGACCTGGAACTTAAGGACATTATGAACAATTATGGTTTGGATGGATCCAAAACAATTCATTAATAAACATGCAGAGGCTACATACCGGAGTATGCGCCTTTGTCAAGTGGAAAGCAAGAGATTTTATGGCAAACATGACAACAAATACCAAAAAACATTACATCAACAACGCAGATTTTTGCACAGCACTGACAGACTACAAAGCGTTAGTGGCAGAGGCGAAAGAGCAAGGCAAAGAGAAGCCGATAATACCAAATTACATTGGTGAATGCTTCTTAAAAATTGCAGAAGGACTGTCGCATAAACCTAACTTCATAAACTACCCGTTTCGTGAGGAAATGGTAGCAGACGGTATCGAGAACTGCCTGATGTACTTCGAAAACTTTGATGTATCGAAATCGAGCAACCCGTTTGCGTATTTTACGCAGATCATTTACTACGCATTCCTACGAAG